GCTGCTGCTGCTGCTGCTGCTGCTGCTGCTGCTGCTGCTGCTGCTGCTGCTGCTGTTGCTCCTACGTTCGCAACACGATGATTCGTCGTTAGGGGAATCGTGGCGATTATAGTGGCGGGCGCAGAGGCAGAGGCAGGAGCAGAGGCAGAGGCAGGCGCAGAGGCAGAGGCAGGAGCAGAAGCAGAGACAAGCGCAGGAGCATTAACCAGTGGCTGCGTAGCATTAGGCGATGTAGTGATTATAGGCGTCACTCGAGGTACTGGAGAAGAGCCGCGCGCTGATGCTGTTGCTGCCGCCCTATTCTGTCGAAACGTCGCGTAATTCTGCTGACGATTCTGCGCTGAATAAATCCTGTACAAATTTTGCTGGCGCGCAAATACGGCCGGGAAAAGTTGTTGAATACGATGACGCATCCACGCAAGAATTTCCGAATTGAATAGCGTCTCGTCATAAATCATCTCAGGAAAGAAATTGTGTAAGGTATCCAAGGTATCAAATCCATACACTGTCTCGTACGCTGGTCGGTAAGCCATGATTCTACTATGTTTTTTGGGATGTGTTTAAGTTTCAATTTTTGGCCACCGAAAAATTGAAGCCTAAAGCACACCTTATAGTGTAAGTACAGTACGTAAAATGAATACATCGACAAAAATCGGATTTGCGAATATAGGCAATACATGTTTTCTGAATGTTGTACTCCAAGGACTACGTCTTGCGCCACCGATGGCTGCTATATTCCTAAACGAAACGGAAATTCCTCTACGCGAAGATTCTAAGAAGAAGGAAATGGTCACGGCTTTTCAGACTCTATTCAAGGATCTCTGGCGCATTGAACCCCCCGCGGACGCAACCCCTACAATGGTTCCGCGCGGTTTCTTTCAGGCTCTCACCAATGTCATCCGAGAAACGGACGACGACTGGTATCATCATGGACAGCAAGCGGATGCTGCGGAAGCACTCCAATACATTCTGGATTCCCTACACGACGGTATGTATCGTCGGGTGCGAATGCAAGTGTCGGGCGAGCCGGCCAACAAGGAAGAGGAATCCCAACTCAAGGCGATCCAATCGTGGGCCACCTTCTTCGGAAAAGAATATAGTCCTATCGTGGATTGGTTTAACGGACAGACTCAGATTTGTATTGAGTGTACGAACTGCCATACGATAAGCGAGCGCTTTGAGCCGTGGCTCATGCTCAAGGCACCTATACCCGGATCAGAAGGAGCACCAGTTCCTTCTATGGAAGATTGTCTAAAGCACGCTTTCCTCAGCGAGAAAATAGATGACTACGCCTGCGATACGTGTAAATCGAAGCAGAAAGCAACGATTACCAATCGGATTTCCCGTCTTCCGTCTGTCGTGATTCTCTCTCTCAAGCGCTTTACGAATACGGGAAAAAAAGTTCGCGGCACGATTGCGTGGAATCTGGATTCGCTCGACTTTTCTCCGCAGATGGCCTTTTCACGAAATCCTTTCTCCAGACGCGAAATCAATACAGAATATGAAACGTTCGCCGTCATCGATCATCACGGTTCTACGAACGGCGGACATTATGTTATGCACGCAAAGCAAGACGGAAAGTGGATTGAGTACGACGATAGCAACGTTACTCTATCATCCCCGGAACGCGTAGTCAATCAAGATTCCTATATTGCGATGCTTATTCCGAAACGCGATGCCTCCGTTATGAATACTCAATTCCAATCAATGATACAGGAATTCCGCAAACGTGAGAAGTCCGCTCCGATTGCGGAAGCCTAAAATCGCACGGTTAATCAGAGGAATGAACTATAGTATGCCGGCTAGCAACGCCGCTGCTACATCAAGTAGCATTTTTTCAGGTATTTTCTCAAAATTCTGGGCAGTTATGGTCGTTATACTCGCCGTATTTATCGCCATAGTTATTTATTACAAAACCATCGGATATTATCTGGAGTTTGGATGGAAACGTATTTACAAACTCATCGTCGGCGGTGATTCGGTCGATATTGAGATCGGTGGAAATAACGGTATTGAGGCGGAAATCAAGCCTATGACCGCGATGCCTCCACCCGATATCCGGCCATCGGGTATGCCTGGAGCCACTCCCAGCGAATCTCCGTTTGTCAGTGCTCTCCAACAGATTTCGCAACCTCGTAAGGAAGTATTCAACGTGAGCCGGAATATCTACACCTTCAACGACGCGTCGGCCGTATGCGCCGCTCTAGGTTCTGAATTAGCGACATACGATCAGGTCAAAGCCGCCCACGAGGATGGAGCCGACTGGTGTAACTACGGCTGGACGAAAGGACAAATGGCGCTCTATCCGACGCAGAAAGAAACTTGGGAAAAGTTACAAAAAGGCAGTCCCGAATATCGCAACGCCTGTGGGAAACCCGGCGTCAATGGAGGATATTTTGACAATCCTGAACTTCGATTCGGAGTGAATTGCTACGGTTCGCGTCCTCCGAAGAACGCGACCGATGAACTTCTCACGAGCCAGGTCGCACTACCACCTTCCGCCGAAGAGATTGAATTTGATAAGAAAGTACAAAAGTATCGTGAGCAAATGAATACGATGACCGTATTACCGTTCAATCGCGCACACTGGAACGATTAGACCAGCGGGCATTTCATTTTAGACCCTTGTATGTTAAGAATACAAGGGTCTAGATATGTAATACTTACTAATAAAACCACGTATCGTCACTCGGTTCGCAATCATCCGCCGTCACAATCTGACCGTCGTCCTGCTCTACGAGAATGCCTTCATCGATCAAGATATCATTGGATCGCTGAATGTACAATGGAAGTAAATATTGAAAATTGCCACGTACAGAAGGAATCGCAAACTCCCAATGTTCCTCATCCAGAGCGTCCCAGAATGAATCCCAAAATTCATAAGTGAATAAACGTCCGTGAATATAATCCGTCCATAATTGTTCCTTGGATTCGTTCCAATCGGACGGTTTCGGAAATTTCCGTTTGGGACCGCTCCAGTCTTTATTCGTGATCGCCGCGTGATACATTACGCACATCGCCTCGCACATGATTTCGTAAAACTTATGTTCTATGACGCACATATGTAAATTATGTTTTTCGCAATAATTTAAAAAACGGCTGACAACCTTTTGAATCCATAGAGCGGGATACTGATGTATATCGACATTCTGATTATTAAACCAGTAGGTAATATGGTTTGATGTAAGTTTGTTTAAAAACTGCATACTGGGTTGTCCCACGTGATTGTTTTATATTAAGTACTGGGAGGTTTTTTTGACGATGAATCCGCGCTTACGGTTTTTTTAAGATATTCGGAAGTTTTCGTCGGTCGGTTTTTCCGAACAAAATCAATAATCTGCTTCGTTTCATCCGGCCGACCTTTGGTTCGGAAATAATTTTGAAGTTGCTCTTCCAAGCAGGACCAGGATAAATCCTGCTGTTTGACTTCCGTTTCTCGCTGGAGCGTCGCGCCGTTGATTTGTAGAACAGCGTTGCGCATTCCTGTAGTTTCCAACGATTTCAATATCTTCTCCTCGAATTGCTTGCGCATATTTCGTACGTTGGTCACTTGTTTGGTGAGGCTTTCGGCGAGATTATCGAAATGGACGTAATTTCGCACCTGTTCTACGAGTTCCGGTTTTGCCGCTGCGCCGGACATGTTTCTTTAGTCGCGAGACTGTTTTTACGGGAGCAAGACGCAATTACATTGTTTAGATTATTCAATAAACTAAAAAATGGCGTGTTCGGTCCTTGTAGGTATCGATCCTACTGCCTTCCGGTATTGGTTATATAAATAACAGCCAGATGCTCTACCAAGTGAGCTAAAGGACCAAAGATGGCGACAGATCCAGGATTCGAACCTGGGAGGGAAAACCCATGGCCTATGTTGCTTCAAAGTAGCAAGGCCACGCAATAGCCACTATGCGAATCTGTCGTTATTTCAAAAATGACGCGCTATGTTGGAGGAATAAGAAAAGGAAGGGATGGGAAGTAAGAATCTTTTTTTTGTTTTTATTTTAAGTTTTTATTTTTATTTTTAGTTTTACGCCGTGGTCGCCGGCTTGATGTAGTGGGGCTTCAGGTAGCGCTGGAGATTCAGGATCTTCAGCTCATCCGCCTCCGTCAGCGCGAGGAGCTTGCGCAGCGGCGCATCGGCCTTGATGACCTGCTTCACCATCAGCGCGTTGGACTTCGCGTAGGCGCAGACACGGGTCGTGACCTCCGAGCGGGAGAGCAGAGTGCCCTTGGGAACGCTCAGGAACGTACAGAGCGCGTCCGAGATGGCCGTGGGCTTGGTGAAGACCGTCTCCTTCTTGGGAGCGGCGACCTCACCCTCCGCGAGCTTGACCGCACCGCGGCGGCGACCCTTGGAGGCGCGCTTCAGCTCGCGAGGCACCTGCTTCTCGAGCTTCTTGACATCGGCGAACAGAGAGCCGAGAGTTGAGCGCAGAGCGTTGATCTTCTCTACAACAGCATTGACCTGCGCGACGATATTGACCTCCTCCACGACGGCAGTAGCTGCAGTGGCAGGCTCTACGTGGCTGATCGTGGCGACAGGCGCAGGAGCAGAAACAGAAACAGGCGCAACGACCGGCGCGACGACGGGCGCAACGGGAGCAGCGACAGAGGCAACAGTAGGGGCGGCCGTCGTGGCCTTCTTGGTGGTACGCTTGGTGGCAGGGGCGGCGGAAGACATCTTTCTTATGTTGTTGGTCGAGGAAGTTTTACAGGAATACAAACGCGGGAATGCTTGTTGTCATACTTTTTTTGGATGTCTCAATTTTGTTCGCCGGAGGCGAGAAAACGCCACCTTTTTTCTCGTGCGTTCATTTATTCCAAGGGGATTTCTGACCTGAATTCGTAAAATTAATTTTCTTGGGCCGGAGCAGAGATGAGTGATTCTGACCGCATTTCTCACGTCGGAAGTGAGACGTGTAAAAATATAAAGTCGCGTAAAAATCCTAAACTACGCTGTAGCAACCCGGCGACCCATGGCGACTACTGCGGTATTCATTTCAAACATCCTCATATTTGGGTCGCAAAGTCACCGGAAACTATCAGTAAGCGGGTGAAACGCCGGCGCGAACTAGTCGCGAACGGACCACAGATATCAAAAATACAGAAATGGTACCGATTCTGGCGTACTTTTCGGCTACCGTTGCGACACGGACCAGGGTTTTGGGATCGTACGGTGAATGTCAATGATACCGACTTCTTTTCTACCGATAAACTCAGCGATATTCCAAATGTGTATTTCTTTTCGTTTCGCGATACCGATAATCACTGTTACGGATTTGATACACGTTCGATTCATTCCATACTTCATCGAGCCCGTATCGCCGGTGAAGAACCGTTGAATCCTTATACACGCGCGACGATACCTTCGGCGGTAAAAACAAAAGTCGGCCTACTGGTAAAATGGCTGACCAAGCATGGTTATAGTACAGAATGGGCGCCTCTGGAACCTCCAACACCAGAACAGCAGTGGCGTATGAAAGTTGTAGATTTATTTACGAAAATCGACGAACTCAATTATTACTCCTCGCCCGATTGGTTTATTACGCTGAATCGCGACGGACAGCGGACATTCTATCGCGAACTTCACGCGATTTGGAGCCATCGTGCCGGATTGTCGCTACAGCAAAAAAATACGATTGTACCCCAATTTATGTCGCGACTCTTTCGTCACGCGCCGTGGGCGCTCGGCGATCAATCTCTGGAATCCCTACAAAAAATCAATATGAATGTTATACGCCAATTGATTACGGCTGCGGAAGACCGTAACGACCGTATTTTAGGTGCTATGTATGTAGTAAGTACGCTGACGCTCGTGAATGAACAGGCGCGTAATGCGTATCCCTGGTTGTACGAGAGCGTCGCCGTCGATGAGGAAGATGTTCATATTCCGGCCGGTGCTCCATTGTTCGGATGGCTGAATCATTTTCTCGCTATAGCTAATCACGTAACAGCGCCGGTAACTCCACCTCCATTACAATTACCGCCTCCACAAGAATAAATAATGCCGGCTACTTTTGGATGGACGATTCTAGGGTCCAAAAAAAGACCTTTGGACAAAATTGAGCGCCATTTCGGCACAAAGGTGATAAGCATTCCCCTCTTTGTATTATAGTTAAAACACATATACAAATGTCCACCCCTGTTACTTCCTCCACTTTCGATGCCAAGAAGCTCACGGTGAGCGATGCGAAGAAGCTCGACAACGGTTCCTCGCAGGTCTATATCAACTATGCCGGCGGTAAGCTCCGTCTGCAGGCTCCTCGTCTGCCGGTGCCTTACGATTCCGGTGATTACCAGGGCAATGGTAAGCATAAGGTCCAGTTCAGTTTCCGCGACCGCGCTACGAACAAGGCGGTCAGCTCGTACATTAGCACGCTAGAGGCGATTGACAACTTTGTTATCGACCAGGCGACCAAGAATGCTGGTAAGTGGTTCAAGATGCCCGGCGCGAGCCGCGAGATGATTGCGCTGTTCTACACGCCGACGGTCAAGGTCAGCAAGGACAAGGACGGCAATCCTAAGGATTATCCTCCTACGCAGTCGGTTGCGCTCAAGCAGCGCAACGGTAC